GCTTCACAGATATTCGAAGCGACTCAGAGCTTTTTAGCAAAGAATCCACCTAAGAGACTGTACCTACTCTCCGCCACGCCGGTGCCAAAACCCATGAGCATGTGGGCGATAGGAACCTTGTTCGGAGCCAAGTGGGATTTCAACCAGTTCAGAGAAACGTATTATACAGAAATCAGAATGGGATTGAGAAGAGTCTGGATACCCAAGAAAGGAGACGCCATAAAGCAGAGGCTAGCCGGTGTGGTCCAGAAATTCGGATACACAGGTGGGCTCAACGACTTCTTCGATGTCCCAGAGCAGACCCATAAGGTCGTCGAGATTGAGCTCAGCGCAGAGCAAAAGAGGGCAGTGGCTAATCTTATGTTCGAGGAGGCAGACCCGCTTGTAAGGCGCTCCAGGCTTCGTACGATCGAGAATGGAGTGCTATACGGCAAGAAGGTTGACCAGATAGACGAAAAAACCGACCAAATGAGCAAAAAGACGACCATTTTCAAGTCCAATAAGATAGATTATATCCTAGAAAGGGCTATGGAGTTCCCCAAATTACTGATTTTCGCTAATTACACGGCTCAGATTTTAGAAATTGAGAAAGCCTTGAAGGACGAAGGGTACAATGTTTCTACTTTAACCGGCGCAACAAAAGATAGGACTTTCCTCAAAACGGTCGACGAGAGTCCAGAACCGCATATCATTGTCGCCCAGAGCTCCATATCGGCGGGGTACGAATTACCAAGTTTCCCTTGCGTGATATACGCCTCAAAGAGTTGGAGGTTTGTGGACTACGAGCAAAGCCTGGGCCGGGTGCTGCGCGCAAACCATTTAAAGAAGAATTTATACATCCACCTCGTTGTCCCGGGGTGCGACAAAGATTGTCATGACACCATTATGGGTGGCCAAGACTTTCAAGAAAAATTAACATTAAATATATGAACGAACCAAAATTTAAATTAGGCGAGGTAGTCGTATACAAAAATCCGGATAGTTCTTATTACCGTCAGTATACGATAAGTAGCGCAGAGTATGAGTCGCAAATTACGAGACCACGATGGCGATATTTTCTTAGCGACACTCATTTCTACTTTGTAGAAGAAGACGATTTAATCAAAATTAATTAAAATTATGTTTAAAGATTTACCAGAGGGAGAAACACATTCATTTTTAGACAAAGACTGGGTCAGCGACTGTTGCGGTTCTGAAATATGGCAAAGAGAAGCGGTCGGTGGCAGTCCTTTTGTCTGTGGCAATTGTGGAAAACAATGCCAACCTAAACAATTACATGATATTAAAATTGAAAAAGCATGAAGATACAAATAACAGGAGTCGTTAGTAATAAAAAGATGCCTTGGGATTTGTTGGAGAAATTAGAGAAATAATTAAATAAAACAAAATGAAAACCCTAAATTTCGTTGTAGAAGAAAATGTACCGGTTGAAGATTGGTTCAAAGACAATAAATACTCCGCACATAAAATTCCTGACCTCCCCGATACATTTGCGATTGTGAAGGTTGAGGAGGTTAAGGCGGAGGAAAAGATATGATTATAAATGGATTACATTATAGTGAGTTCTGTAATTGCCGAGAATGTAAACTTGCAAGAGTCGGAACGCAGGAAATAGAAATAGGGTCTACGAAATTAAAAATAAAGAAAATGAATAAAGAAAAAGAAACTAAAATTGCAGAAGCTTTATACGAAATTGCCAGAGCAGTAGCAAGATTGAAGAACAATGAATGTGGCAACAGTGGAGAAATTTGGTTTAATGATTTAGACCAAGACTATTTAGAAGCCATTTTAGAAGAATAATAATTAACTCCATTTATTTGGAAAACATTTTAAGGGTATGAATCAAGAATATAATAAAATGAAAGGATATTTAATAATGTCAAGTGAGGGGTTAAGACAGGTTGGGATAAAAGGTAGAGTTGATAAGCTAAAAGAAGATTTGAGGATAAAGTTGCTTGAAATATCTTCTGAATATCTGGCATTAAGTAAAATCAGAGACCACGAAGATAGGGGCAAAAAAGTCCACCGAAGTCATCACGATTTGTTTAATGATTATACGGAAAAAGTTTACAAATTGTTTAGAAAAATAAATAATACTTATTATTAACCCCCCCCCACATTTAGAGATAAAATTAAATTAAAAAAGAAGATGAAAAAAGAAAAGAAAAAGCCAAAAGTAAAAAGGCATAGGCATAAATGGGAGGTTGTAGATTATGTTGATTGTCCAAAATGCGGTTTTTCAGGAGAGGTTGTTATGTGTGAGTGTGGAGAGGAAAAAGAATAACCCCTAAAAAAGACAAACCGCAATAATAATTAAAGACTCCGCAAGGAGAAGAAATAATATGGAAAAAATAACAACGTACAAAGCAACAGTGATACAGCAACCAGATATTTATGATGCAACAGATTTTAGATTACAAAAAGTTATTGAAAAAATCAATGAAATAGTAGAGTGGATAAACAAAATAGAGAATAGAGGTATTGTAGTATTAAATTAAAACCTCCTCGTATAAGGTGGAGGAAGAAGAAATATATGAAAAGAGTTTTACTTACAGGAGCTTCCGGTGCGATTGGCGTGCACGTGATGGCTCATTTAATGGAGTGGACTGACTGGAGCATTGTGGCTTTAGACAGTTTTGACATAGACCACAAGGGATATTTCGACAGAATTACCAGGATCTGCAAAAATCACTCTAATTGGGTTCCAAAAATAAAGATATTTACCCATGATTTAAACGCACCAATAACCGACAGGGAGATAGAGCAGATTGGCCATATAGATTATATCCTTAATTTAGCTTCTAGGTCTGATGTACAAAATTCAATAGTAGACCCGGCGCCATTTGTCAAAAATAACGTCAACCTGATGCTGAATATTTTGGACTATGCCGTTAAAGCCAAGCCGGAAGTCTTCTTGCACTTCTCAACAGACGAAGTCTATGGCCCGGCGCCTAAAGACTCCCCCGGGCATCCAGAGTGGGATGTCATACTCCCCTCTAACCCGTACAGCGCCTCTAAAGCCTGTCAGGAGGCTCTAGCGATAGCGTGGTGGAGGTCTTATGGGCTGCCGTTGATAATTACGAACACCATGAATAACTTTGGAGAAATGCAGGCGCCCTCTAAATTCCCAGCTTTCATTCAGCAGTGTATAGAGCACGACGCGTTTATCCCAGTCCATGCCTCAAAAAGCGGTGAAATAGGTTCCAGATATTATATCCATTCCAGAAACACGGCCGATGCTATCCTATTTATTTTGAAAAATATAAAACCAACTGTACACGGGCTCGGGGAAATAGATAGGCCGACAAGGTTAAATATCGTTGGCGATAAACAGATTGATAATATGGAGCTGGTACATATTATTGCCGGACTAATGGGTAAAGAAGCTAAGCCTGGGTTAGTTTATTTCCATGACGGCAACCCCGGGCACGATTTGCATTACGGATTAGACGGAACAAAATTAAAAGAGCTGGGGTGGAAATCCCCGGTCTCGTTCGAAGATAGTATGAAGCATACAATTAATTGGCAGAGGCAAAACCCCGAATGGATGAGCTAGCTATTGACAGCGACACCGACATAGAATATAATTAAAGAGAACTGGTGAATAGCGACTAAGGTGAAAAAGGACAACCGTCTATTTAATGACTTATCAACCTTATAAGATGGTCAGCCAGTATCATAAACTAATGAGCAAGCCTGAAGCCAAGTGGCAGATCGTTTTCAACCAATATTTGAGAGAGAAAAAGTTCCATGGGTTCTTCGAGCTCAAGCAAACCCTCTCTGAAATATTCCCATTCTCTAAGATCGAAACTGTACAGTGGGAGGGTCTGCAAGCAACAGAAAAAAATGGGCTAGTGTGGAAAATATCAGACGAAGACCAGAGACAAAAGCCATGCGATTGCCTAAGTATCCCGCCGCTACCTTCTTACCTAGTTATAAAATTCAAAGATGGGTTTTATGTTATCCGGTTTAAAAAGATAGTTGATTTGCGGGACAAGGGAGTTATATCTATAAGTCGAGTAGATGTAGCAAAAATAGCAGAAAAAATAATTAAAATAAATTAACATGAATGTAAAAGTTGAAAGAAGTAAAAAGCTTCGTGAGGCAGCGATGCCAGAAGTCAAAAAATTAGTTAAAAAGTTTGGCAGGTCTACGGTCTCTGGCTGTCTGCAAAGACTGAGAGACTACGAGAAAAAAGTCGAAATATTAAAACAAAAAAAGCAAGAAATTGCTCAATTAGAAAAAGAAATAAAATAACATGCCAAAAGAAATAAAAGAAACCGAAGAACAGAGAATTTATAGGGAAACAATAGAAAAGATAGCTGGCAACATCTCTTCGCTTGCAAAATCAGTTCATTCCTTATTGAGCGGTCCACTAAAGAAAAAAGCATTGATTGTTTTATTGGCAAGCAGCGCTCGTTTGCCACAAAACACAGTCGAAGCCGTTTTGGTCGCTTTAGAGGATTTAGAGAAAGATTGGTTAAATAAATAACATGAAAAGAATATCCGCACCAATGACAAGGGTAAACACGAGGATTACCCCCGAGCAACATAAATTTATTAAGGACCAGGCCAAGAAAACTAAGCGGACAGAGGGAGAGGTTTTCAGGTTGGCTCTTGATACTTATATAAATAGAATATTTGACCTTAAAAAATAACATGAAAACAATAGCGAACATATATGATGAGTACGCTACCTTAGACTCTAAAATCAAACAGTTAACCTCTCTCAAAGACGAGCTAAAGGCTAATATTATAGAGGATATGGTGGCAAGAAACCAAGACAAAGCAGAAATGGCTGTCGGGAGCTTCACTATTGCCAAATTAAAAACTTGGACTTACACCAAGAAGGTAGCCGAGCTCGAAGAGGAATACAAGGCTCGCAAAGCCCAAGAAGAAAGCACGGGAGATGCCACATTCGTGGAGAAACCCTCGTTAAGATTTACTCAAATTAAATTATAAAAACATGAAAAATGTAAAAAAAGTATCAAAAGAACTAAGTGCCAAGTTAGTATCTAAGCCCAAGCCAACAGTTACTATGATTTCGTATAGTATGAAGATGGTAATTCCAACTGGACAATATGCGAATATCCAACCAGAGATAGTCGTTAAAGCTTCTAACCCTGAAGAGGCCCACGATTATATTGCTAAGCACATGGATAAAATGTGGAAGGAGTATTTTATGGTCAACGAAAGAGTTAACCAAGAGGCACCAAAAGTGGTTCAACCCATACTTACTCCCGAGGTTATGGCTCCAACTGGTCCGACCGGACCGGTCGCAGAAGCTTCCCCAACCAGTAATGTGGCTGTAATTAAAGCCACACAAGCTATTGAGTCCTGCATGAGTCTTGAGGCTTTGGATTTAATTAAAAATCAGATTGAACTATCAGTCAAGTTGGATAAAACAGAAAAGCCAAAATTGCGTGACATGGTTACAAATAGGTTTAATGAGTTAAATGCAGATGCCTTTGTCAAAAGAAACTCCTAGGTTAATCCTCCCGCGCACATATTTGTCTTGGTCCCAAATGAACTGCTTTTTAACGAGCCCGGCTCGTTTTAGGAAAGAGTATTTTGAGAATGGGCCAAGACTCACTTCCAAGTATTTGTCTTTTGGAAAAGACGTCCATAAATTAATTGAGGACAACAAGCATAAAGACATTCTCCCCGATTTGGAAGTTTACGACGTGAGAGAGTTAGAAATAAAAGTTAATGTCAGGGAAGTGCCAGTTTTAGCTTATATTGATAGCTACGACCCTGATAAGAACGTATTCCGGGACACAAAGACCGGCATAGCACCGTGGGACAAGGTAAGAGTTATCAAGCTTGGGCAGTTGCCCTTCTACGCCGTCGCGCTAAAGTATAAATACGGTAAAGCCCCAGAGTATTGCCATTTAGATTGGCTGCAATCCAAAGAAGGGAAGAAAGAAGATGCGGTTGTAGACGACTTTTGGAGGACTAATGAGACTGAATTAAACCTGACCGGGTATATGAAATCATTCCAAAGGGATTTTGACAAGAGGGAAATTGAAAAAATGGAGGACCTCATTGTAAAAACAGCATGGGGAATCAGCGAGGCATATCAATTATTTTTAAAAGAAATCTAACATGAATCCAGAAGAAATGCAGAAAAAAACTGCTGAAAAAATACAAGCAATAAGCACCCTGTGCAAACAACTGGAGGTTACAATTACTGCCGAGCAAATGGTGACCGAAAACGGTATTATAAAAACTGTTGTTTTTTACCACGACGAAGAAAAATATGAAGTCGACAAAGAAGAAATTAAAGAACCAAAAAAAAATGATTCTCCCAATTTACGGAAAAAAAACGATTAAGCTGGCTTTCGAATTCGGCCTAGTCTTAGCTGAGGTGGCTAAAGAAAAGAAAATTGAGATGACCCCAGAGCTGTCCCTGAGAGCTGAGAGCGTGTTTATAAAAGAAATAAATGAGCAGGGTTTAAAGAGCGTAGCTTGCCAATTTGTCCCTCTCATACTTGCGTGTTTTGAGGTATAGATTTATAATAAAGTAGAATAAGGCTCTCGATGTTTCGCTACGGTGTTTGGGCTACTCGTCCTAGATGAGTAAGAACTAACATCGATGACTCGAACACCATGAGTTCTTTGTGGAAAAAAAAACACCTTACCGTTACCTGATGCAATATTTTTTAATAATACATCTGCGAACATAGGTGTTTTTTGATTTAGATTGGATTGTATCTGCTGGACGAAGATCCAGAGGATTTCGGAGTGGATTTGTTATAATAAGATTGTCCTTGGTCAGTGTAAGATTTACCGAATAAGCCGGCTCTGACATAATTCATTGGGGTACTAGGTATGCTATACTGATAGGCACCCTGAGGGTGTGCCTTAGTCGGCGAACCCCTCGAAGCCCCTTGGGATACGGCTTTAAGACCTTCATAGGTTCTTTTTATTTGAGCGCCGCCCGGAACTACATTGGTGAATAAAGAGTTGCCAACTGTCCGCAGTCTAGAGGAGACACTCGGGACATTCCCGTATTGGTCTTTAGCTCCGGTAATTGCATTGAATGTGTCTATACCAAATTGGATGGCCGGTGGCATGCCAAATCTCAAAGGCATCCATGAGTCGGTCCATTTCATTCCGAAGGCTGAACCTATGTATGAGAATAGAAGCATTGACGAAACAAGATACCTTACCAGCTTCCACCAATTTCTCTGGCCAATCATTTCTATTATAAATTCACTCTGCTTCAACCCAAAACTTTGGAACTGAGCTGCCATCTTTGCGATATCGCTGTTCAATCCGACCGGCGTGTCCAGTGGACCGAATAAGAACTGGGTTTTACCGGCAACAAATTTTCCATAGTGGATGGCGTCCTCCATAGTTGGAGTGTAGCCAGCCGGCATCGGTTTTCCGAAAGCTTCCCGATATTCTTTTGGAGTCGTTCTGCCATTCAGGAATTTTGCTTTAGCTCCATAGTATGCCGCCCCCCTGTTTACCATTTCAGAGGCTGTCATGTTCAGGAATAACACATTGTCGAACTTCTCAGCCATCTTTTTTACAGCGCTGTAAGTCCTATCCTCAATGAACGGGGCGATCAAAGCGCCGTTCTCTTTTAACTCTTTCCCGCCATATCTGACTAAATCCAAATATCCCTTCATGGTATAGCGCGTCCCTAACTCGGCGTAGGTGTTGACTCCCTGAGTTAAGTTTTTGGCAAACGAGGTCATAGAACCTCCGATCTTCGCCCTAGAAATCATCATTCTTACGAATCTGGTGATAGCTGCGGTCGGTCTGGCCCCGAATAAATATCCTACTCTTTCTTTAATGTGGTTATCGATCAGGGTATCTAGCTCTGTGGGCCTCAAGTTAACGGCCCCAAGGTATCTGTTGAGATAATTTAGTTGGCTAGTATCAGTCATCTTCGACGTGGCTGCCTTGAGTTCAGCAAGGGCCGGGTCCATGTTAACCTTCCTAGTAGCCCTCTTAACATAGGCATCGAGCGCCTTCCAGGTGTTTTTTAGGTATCCTTCAGCTCCTTGTCTCTGTAGCAAGAAAGGGTTGTAAACGCTCCCGGGAATTTTTTTGTTGATTAGGAACGAAATTTCTTCTGGGATTTCTCCACCCTTACCAAGTGGGAAAATGTGGGTTATGTATTCAGAAATCCTAGCATCGGGTTTCATGCCTAGTCTATCCGCCCATTCGCTTAGCCAAGTCTTTATTTCTCCGGCCACCTTGGTTTCCTCTGGAGTCAAAGAAATTTTCTCTCCATCTAACGCGCGGAAAATTCTCTCATTGCTCGCCGCAGGCACTTGTTTTGACCATGCAGTTATTTTGTCAATATTTTTAGGTAACTCTTTAACGTAACCTTCATACCCAGACAACAACCTCTCGTATTGAGGTCGGATTTTCATTCTCTCAAATATCTTCCAAGGAGTTCTTAGGTAGTCTAGGAACCTCACCCTTTCCTCCATGGGCGTTCGTTCAGACCCCATCATAACTTTTTCCAGTGGGTCAATAGGTATGTCCGGCGGAAGATTTGCCTTGGCTGTTTCTAATATTTTTGCGGCTAAATCAATCGGCGCGCCCTCGGTAGGGAGAGGAGTTGATTTAGAAAATGTAGGCGTAACTATTTTGGCTGGACGATTAGTCCCGGAGGTTGCAAGCGTTGGGCTTTGTGGCTTCACAAAAATACCGTTAGCGTTGGGTTCAGCCGGTCTGGGAGTCTTCTCCAGTAGTGCTTGTAAGTCTTTTTTGAAGCTTGGGGGACTGCTGAAGTCAGAAAGAGGAGTTGTCTTGTCTCCTTTTAATATTTTCTCAAAAAGCGGCCTCATGGCCATAACTGCGGCTTCTTCCTTTCTAAATACTAGCCTCTTGAGTGCATCGAAAAAGGTCACCCCTAACTTCCTGAGTAATGGCTCCATCTGTAGCGCCGGTAATTTATTCTCAAATACATAATTAGCGAAACTCTCTGCAAAAAATTCTTGTGGATTTTTGGCATAGTAAGAGGCACTGCCATTTTTTCCGCTCAATCCTCCTTCAAAAAGGTTTATCCTTCCAGTTCTCTTCATTTGGGAGTAAACCGTATCCACTATTTGCCTCTCAGAGTTTGTTAAAATTAGATAATACCCCGCGTGGCCGTATTCGTGAGCGAATACTTTCGCTGGCTCAGCAGTAGCGTAATTATTCCCTGTTCCCACTAACCCTTTACGTAAATTGAGTTTGTTTGTATACGGAATCGCCATCCCCATGCTGGTTTGCGCAGAAAATCTCCCCGAGGTTCTCATCCTGGCATTTTCTCCAATATTTAACAGGCTTAGGTATTTGTCGTTGGTTCCTTCGAAAAGGGTCTTTAAGATAGTCGCATCTTCTGGGCGGATTGTATTGTTCTTGACCATTGTATCCAGTCTTTTTGTGAGACCTTGATACCCCGGCCCTTGAGTTGCGGTTGACTCGCTTGCCAGTGGCTTAGTAGTCGTTTTTCCTAAGTCTCTAACTGCAATATTGTGGTCGTTGATTGCGCTAGGAATATTGTCTGTGAAGGTTACCCCATCTATCCTAGGCAACCTAGAAACTATGCTCTGTATGTCGGGATAACTGACACCGTTACTAGTTAGTTTTTTTTCTATAGCAGCAATCGTTGTCTTCCCCTCCTCCATGCCATCTACCACATTATATGGAACTTTTGTATTCTCTGGCGTGACAGGGATGCCTGGGATAGTCGAACTACCATCAACAGTCATTATCGTTTGTTTCCCAGTTGGAGAAACAGCTCCAGGAGTCGTAATCGCTGGGGGAGTTGCTGGAGTATTAGACGGGACATTTATGGGGTCGCTAGCAGACCCGGGCACCTCATTATTGATTATCGGCTTATTAGCATTGAAAATACTTTGTGCCACGCCGGGCTCTGCCGCACTCGCAGCTTGAGAAATGGGGCCAGAGGTAGCTGGTGGGTTTGTTTCAACCGGTTGCGATTGGGCTATATCGGTTGCTGGAGCAGCGCCTGTGACTTCCCCGGGTATCGCTCCCTCTGGTATCCCGGCTGACTTCTCCCAGCCAGATAAAAACGTAACTAATTTATTATATAAAGAAGGTTCCGATTTGAACATTTCGACCTGCACTTTCGTCATGTCTGGGACAGTTTTGGCTTCTACCCCTTTGTATCCATCTGGGACAACGTCTAGAACTGCTTTGCCGGAAGTGCTCGTTGTGACTTTCAATAAGATACTTGGGTCATCTGGATTTTTGAAATAGACTTCTTTCGGTTGAGAGAACACCTGTTCAGGCGTAGTCCCATCCGGAAGCATGCTTTTGGCCTGCTCGGCAACCTTTGTGCCTTCTACTGTGTTGCCCATTTTGTACCAAACTGGTCTAAAAAATGAAGTTACTGGATATGCTAGCGTGTCAAAAGCTAAAAAAGTTTTACCTGCACTCAGTGCGTTTTGAACCCTTTCATTTATATTACTAGCCTTCGAAATGAGCCCTCCAACGAATCCGGTTCCATAGGCCTTAGCGGCGTTCACCGGGTTGAATATATTCCTTGTGATCACGCTCTTTTGCATTGCATCGGTGGCTACCTTAACTGCCGCTTCTCCGCCCGGGATTGCTTCGGTTACTGCCCCTGCTACCGGTCCTAAAAACTTTCCAAGAGTCATCCAGCCCACTATGCTTCCTGCCAGTTCCATGCCTTTCTGTGACAACGTAACTGCGGGGGCTTTGTTGTCATACCCCACGTTTCCGGCGTATCCAAAACTCATGCCTCTTTGGAAGTATTCGTCCGGGGCGATTTTGGCGGCCTCAATTTTTTGGTTTAAAATGTCAGCCTCTTGTTGTTTTTGTGTTTGCCATGCCTGCGCCTCAGGGGTTGGTATTTCTGGCTTGGCAGTGGAGATGGTTAAGCTCTTGTCTGGGACGAATGGTTTAACTGACCCAATTTTTGATAAATCTGTCCTGTTCCCATACTTATCAGTGTAAATATTGGGTTCAGTTACCGGCTGGACGTTGGTTTTAACGTCTCCTAAGACCGTAGAAATTGTTTTTACTGGGTATGGGCTGGTTGGCTGGGCCTTCTTAGTATCAGCCGGGCTCATCATTGTTTTTTCTTTAGGAGTGTATCCCGTGAAATAATCCTCAATCCCCGATTTCAAGCTATCGAACCAATTCATTTTAGGCTCAGCAGCGGGCGTAGGATAGCTTTTTTGTTGGTCCGCCGTAGGCTGGTATGGTTTCGTCGCAGCAAAAATATCTGGTACAGCTGAAACCGTAGATATGGGGTTATATCTATTGCTTCCTACCGTGGCAATTGGATTATACTTGGTTGAAGTTGTCGCCATAATTATAGTTGAACTAGTGGTTGTCCGGTTACGGCTCTATTCCATATTTTAGAGAACCAACTTTCTTTTACCACATCAGTGAGCGGTAATTGGTCGATATAATAATGCTTGACCGATTCTGGCAGTGTGCTAGCCGCGATATCGGCTGCTACGTCTGCAGTCTTTTTGTCTCCCTTTTTAACTGCAGCAATATCCTCCTTAAAGAAGCTATCGATTGTCTTGGTCTGCCCAGTTATATCATCCTTGGCTGTAGGTGGCTGGATAAAATAGTTTTGCAAATCCTCATCTAATTTTGAGAATCCATCGATTGTCATGCCAGCGTTTCTTGCTCCATTGTTCAATTGAGTTTGGGTAAATAGGTCCGAATTGCCACCACCCTTAGACCCGGTTGTAGCCTTCCATTGACGGATACTTTCATTGGTTTGAAAAATTTCGTCCTCCCTCTTGGCTTTTGCGGCGTCAGCTGTCTGTTTGTCTTTTAATCTGGCGAAGACATCATTCAACGCCGGGTCGTAAATACCAGCATAAGCTTTTTCAATAGCTTTCAATTCTGTCGGACTGTAAGCAATTCCTGATTTATTTCCTACGTTATATGGGTCAGTAGTCCCTGTGGCAATATCATTTCTGGTATTGTTTAAATCCCTTGCAGTTGCCTGTAGGTCAGTGGCAGATTGGTCGGGGTTGGTCATAGCGTCGCCTGCGTACTTCGGGATATCCCCGCTCACGGGAATCTTCGTAGCAACGTAATTGCCATAATCTGCGGCAGTTTTAAAATACTGGCCCGTCTTAGGGTCTATGTATTTTGAACGAGTAACCGGCGCAGTGGGGACTATAGCCGAAGCAGGGTTAGAGTTCATAAAAGAACTCTGTGCGGGAATCACCTTGCCGTTAGCATCATATCCGGGGGAAGCCGTTCCTATTGGATAAGATTTCTGCTCTTTTTCGTTTATATATGCTCCTGAAAATAGTGGTGTTGCCATGGTTTTATAATTGGTTATTATAGCCTGTTGATAATAATTTGTTCCCCTTGTTCGCTAAGTAACCTGCCGCTCTTGAATTGGCCGCAGCCTTTCTAGCAACATTTTGTGTGCCCTGGAATGTATATTGGCTAGGATTATAAATACTAGAAAGACTTCCAACCCCTACGCCTCCGCTCGCCACACTAGGGTTATAGGTGTTAGATCCCAAATTGTAATATTGAGACAACCCGTTGGCTGCATCGTTCCCATACTGATATTGATAGTCTCGGGCGGTGTTTCCGATATCTCTGCCGTAACTGGCGAGCTTAGAAGCTTGTTCTCGTTGATAAGAAGTCTGGAGTTTCTGCTCTTTCTGGTTCCTGGCAGTCGAAAAAAGCATGCCGGTATCTGATGCGTTTTGGTCTAAAGTTGTCTTATCTTTTTGAAAATTTTCGCCAGAGGAAACCAAATAGTCCTGATAGTCGGAAGTTTTTTGAGCTAAATCACTCTCGGCCTTAGCCTTGTCGTTAGCCTGTTGGGCCTCATAAAACAGTCTATTATCCTCCATCCCTTGAGCCAGGGCATCCTGTTGCTCCTGCAAGGTAAATGGCTGACCGTTTTCATTGACCAATCCGCTCAAGTCCCCGGAAGTAGCAGCGTACTGCAAGGCGTCAGAAGTATTCCCTTTGGCTATTCTGGCCGCATTAACGGGGTTACTCGTTACCCCGGCTTCATATTCAGCGTCAGTGAGAAGCTGATTCGGGTCAGTTTTCCCAGAAGAACCGGCAGAACTGGTAACAGGGAGATTCAAAGAAGCGCCAGCCTGAATTTTATTAGCATCTTTTATATTAGGATTGGCAGCCATAATAGCAGCAACTGTGGTACCGTTAGCTAGGGCTATTTTCGACAGACTATCTCCTGGTTTTATTTGATATGAAGCCATGTTATTTTATTAACTTTTTTAATTCATCTATTTGATTTTGAAGATCGTTACACCTATGGGCGAAAATAAGATATAAATCCTGCTTACTCTCATACATCCCAATCATTTGTCCCTCCCTAATTTCTTTAGGTCTTATCCCAAAGGTAGGGAGTGTTTGCGGGGGGACAACTCTTGCCCTGTCTGAAACTTCTTTTTCATCTGGGGTGGCGATAGGGTCAAAATTATCAGGATCAAAATTAGCGTCTGGGTTCATCATTTTCTCCACGGACTTTTTCAACTCAAGTTTCCTCACTGCTAAGGTTAACGTCTTGTCTAAATATTTTGGTAAATCTTTTGGTAAATCTTTTGCCATATTTTTAAAATGCCGTCATATCGACTGTTCCAATCCAACCACTTGATTGCCTCCCGACAAAATACGAGCTACCCGACCTAGATTCGTACCACAGGGCGCCTGTAGAACTTGTGGGGTGATAAGTCCAAAGCGTTGTGAAGACTAGTGCGTTAGCCACTCCGATGAATGTACTAACCACCAATCCCCCCGTTATACCCACTGACCCATCCATAATTATAATCGCTCCTCCGGAATAGCCTCCATAAATTGACCCTGCAATGTTGTTAAAGGCATCCCTAAAGACAATAGATGTCGTGTCTATCTTCACCCTCATATAAGAAGCGTCCCATGCCTGCAGAAAATTAGAACTATCAAGTTGCACCCTCGCACCGCTCGCTGCGGTTCTTATCGTCTTTCCAGTAATATATGTTCCAGAAATATTCTCGGCTGCAACGCTCCCGGCAACCACAGATAGAGCGTTTACAAATCCCGTTGTAACCGTATTCCCTATGATTGTCGTCACGCCACCCGAGGTAACGGCCGTTCCTTGCCCGACGTTCGTACCTACGATTAATTGTCCTGTGGTTATTTTACTGGCATCAATTGAGTTAGCTAAAATGTTATCTCCAACTATTTGTGTTGCTTCAGAAAGGTTATATGTGGCGCTCCCTGAGCCGGAATTCTGGGCTACTGCGATCAAGACTTTTCCCACGCCTACGGCCAAAGATGGATTTGTTGTCACCTGATAGGCGGTCGACGAGACGTTCAAATCTAGATAAATATAAGTTTTACTGCTCATCACCCCGGTATTCCCCGATGAGATGGCATAGACTGCTCCGTTAGCGGAAGTAAAAGTTCCAGCGCCCCACCCTACTTGGGTGGAACTAGTTGGAGAGAACGCGCTTGTTTGTCCCCATCCCCAGTTAGAAACGTCAAGAGTGGCGGGAGGAATGGACCCGGGTTCCAATTGTGCCCCATTAATTAAAGTGTTGCTCGTATTGATATCTTGAGCTGCTCCTCCAGCCGCAACGGCTGGCACAGTTGCCGGGACCACATTTGAAGAATCATAAACAGCGTCCTTCGTTGTAATGTCTTGAAGGGGGGTTTTGTACAGCCACCGGTTGAGGAGAAGTTCCGTAAGTTTCATTAGTTTTTTTCCAATCCTTTTACCTGAATTGAGAGCAACTCAATCCCGTGAAAGATGATTGGTGTTCCAGTCGTATTCCCGTGAAGTCGCAGTCTTATATTATTGAAATCATCGGTTGAGGCGTTTGGGAAAAGGGCGTCATATTTGTCTCTAACCATATCGATATCCGCCCAAACGTCTACCGGGGTTTTCTCGGTTTGATACTGTAGCCTCATTCCAGCGCCATTCTCTGTCATAACCATCATACCGCTAATATTTTTAGACTGAGAGTACATATCAGTAAAAGACCTCCATCTGTCGATGATTTCGTAATAAATAGGTGAGGTAAAATCTTTAGTGCCCGAATCTAACTTCCCAACCAATCCGCTGGAAGTCCCGGCGACCTGTTCAATCGTTGTTGAATTATCGTAGCTTATCAGAGAAGTGATGGTCGTTCCGGCGTAATCATAAATTGTCCATACCTGAGTCGAAATAGAATATCTCATCTGACAGTTCGCATAGGTTACGCCCTCAACAGTTACAGAACCTATTGACCATCTTACTGCGTCGAACCCGTCGTAAACTCCAACTATATTTTCATAGCTAGTTCTAGGGATTGCTTTGACAAAATCAAGAACCCTGCGGGATATTTCAGTTGGCTGAGAGTCGTAGTTAAATTTGTAAAATCCGGAAGAATGGTGGAAATAGATTCCATCCTTGGCCTGCACAATAGATTCTTGCGAGTACGTTCCTACGTTATATGCCGGGTATGGGTCAATATTTTCTGCGCTATAAATTCTGTAAATATGGTTCTGCTTGAAGACTAGAAGGGCCTTCGGAACCCTAAATAATCCGGTAAAAGATTCTCCATCTTGAGGAGAAATGTTTTGAAAACTGGTGGCGCTATAAGTTATAGAATAAGTTTGCGTGCCAACATTGAATTGTACTTGGTCAGAATAATAAATAGTATCTGCGGTCTTATTGGCAACCCATATCCTTCCATCAAAACCTGCATTTACGTAGTCTCCAACGGGCATTGCTGTTGCGGGTACAAACCCCGCAGTGGCGGCAAAGTTGCCTCCGTCTGAACACTGTAATGCGTCGGTGCCGTTAACCATATAAATATGGTTCAGCCATTGAGAATATCGGGCTTTTGTCGCGACCGTTGTCGTTCTTTTTGTAACCCAAGAGGTACCGTCCCATGCCTGGATAGTTGTACCAAATTGAGCGAATAACCTTTTAACACCTCCCTGGATATTAAGAGTCCCAAAAGAAGTAACACTCCCTCCTAGTGTCGTTGCATAGGTCGCAATTCCCGGTCTGGTTTGAATGGCTCCTACCCTGTCAAAATTCATGTTCATCGCTAACTGGACAGAATTTTCAGGGGTGACGGTATCGTTCAGTTGAGAAGATCTGATAACGCCTTCAGTGGGATACGGGATTTTAATATTTTTTAATGTTGGCATTTATAATAGTTACTTATCCTTGCCCCCAAAAAAGTTGGAGACAAAGGAAGGAATTATTATGAGTGTCCTGTATAGCCAGTGTAGCCAGTCGGGCCAGTGTAGCCAGTTGGTCCAGTTACTGATGGGCCGGTGTATCCTGTATACCCTGTCACTCCAATAGGGCCAGTCGGGCCAGAACCAATATCTGACCACGATGGTACCGCAACCGAACCAGAGTTTCTATATACGACTCCGGTATCTAGTCTTAGTAACTCGCATCCTAGAGAGAACAGCCCGGCGTACGCTGAGCCGGATGGGAGTGCTCCGTCGGACGTACCTCTCGAGATATATCCGGTGGTGGGACTTTGCTCTTGAATATTTACAAGAGGAATTAAGGGATTTGAATGTGCCATGTTTTTTGTTTTGATTAATTATTTTATTTTATGGGAAAGGGTTTTCTCGATAGACCAACCGAGTTTGTAATATCTTACTGCTAAAGTTCGTCTATTTATTTTTAACTCCCTTGCCCATTCTGCTAATGTTTTACCTTTGAATAGCTTTGTATTGCTTTTATTACTTTGGTTCTCACTATGAGTGACCCATCTACAATTCTTTTTCCAGTATCCTTTATCGTTGTTTATCCTATCTAATTCTGTATCCTTACCAAACTTTTCTATATGGTCAGAGTATGAACCCCACATATCTATAAAAAAGTTTTCAAAATCTTCCCAATGCACGCAAACGCTTATGCCCCTATCTACATAGCGAGCCTTTGTATGAGGATTCTTCCCCATACACCTGTCTCTCATAGCAATCCATGCTTGGTAGAATTTTACTTCTGCTCTATTAGGATTACGATAAGAACGATTTATCTTGAATGTAGGTATTGACATTATGATGTGATTATGGTGGTATCTTGACCAGTATATAGGTTATTGAATAAGGCAAGAACGAGGTCCTCGAATTTCTTCAAATCTGGGTCTGCACTCGGTAATAAAATATCCTTTCTATACTTGATAGCATATCTCAAGTAAAACTTATAGATTTCCCTGTAGTGCTCTGGGAGCACTTGAGACAAATCTGCGACAACGGTCATTAGTTGGTAATAATCAATGTAGAGGTTGTAACCCTGCATTGAGTCTGGGAGTATCCTATCAAAAACCAACTTGTCAGAATACACTGTATAGTATATTGGCTGAGAAATTGTGGGTCTCGACCACACCCTCGTCCCCGATGGGATATCTCTTGTAATTCCAGTTACTCCAAGTAACTGATTCGTTGTTAAATCAACACTCGTGTAGGCAATCTGCATTATCGTCTGGGTGAACCCTGTGGTAGCCACATACGCTACTCCCGCCGCGACATTTGGAAAATCTCCTGCACTGTCTAGAGTGATAGATACCGCCCCAGTCAGGGCGACGGATTGAGTGGTCCCGCCCATGACTGAGAAGGCAATCTGGTTCCAGCTTCGTTTGTCAATATATTTTAGATTGAAAGGTGTCAGTACATTTCCAATCATAAACCTTGCAGCCAATACTGAACGGTCGGTTTCGTTATAGTCAATGTCATTCGGCAAGGCAACAGAATTTGTACCGGCCAGCATCTTAATCGGGAATTCAAACTTTTGTTGCCATGCATGTCTAATGCCATATAGCTTTGCTTCGGTGTACTTCCTGGCGTCATCTACGGCGCCAAGGCAGAAATCAATTGTTATTTTAGGGTCGTTTTCTGAAACGCCCATGGCTTTTAATACCGGGTAGACAATATTAGCCACTGAATTTACGGGGTAAGCAGTAACGCTGATTGGGTCTGAAGCCGACGAAAGCGCCCCAGTGAGAGAATTTTTCCATTGGATTTTATAATAATCAGTAGATAACCCGGCCGCGTCATATATGATTGTATTTTGTTGGGTAACAAAGAATGTCTGGGTGGCAAAGGTGGCGTACGTTCCATCTATTGTTGCGCACTTTGATATCACGATTTGGTCGTATTTTGTCTCGCTGACCGAATCCCCTCGGTTGTGAGCCATCAATGTGGCCAAGGTGACAAAAGATAGGGTTGTGTGTGAGGCAGAGGTTACTATTTCAGCGTTTTCGTTACCGATAGAAGACAACAATAACAATATTTGTCCAGTAGTGAAATCAGTTGAATTGTCAACAGGGACAGCCAAAACACCAGAAGCAATGTTGTCGCTCATATAGGTGACGGTCTTGATATCAAGTTCATTCGGGATACTGATGGTATTCCCTATATTGTGCTTGACTAAAATTTGCGGGAATGTGTTCATATACTTAATTATAATATTTAATAATAGAAATTACAATTCTGCTAATTTTTTCTTCAAAAGTTCCCTATCTTGGTCAACGTGAGACCAACCTGTCTGATAGGTCTTGTCATATACGGCACCTTTGGAGAAATGATAATGGTTTACCACGGCTTTTTCGGCTCTAACAAAAATACCCAACTTATCCATCTTAGCTGAAAGCAAATTGTCACACCCTGCGTGCCAGAACTCAGTATCAAAAACCTCTCCAATTTTAGCTATAATATCCTTTCTTATCATAAAATGCTCATTTCTGTTCCCGCCATCGGGCAATAGTACTCCGGTGTTGAAGGCGACAAAGCCTTCTGCGCCGACTTTCAAAGCTTCGGTCAAGCTATTTATTGTAAACTCTGTGTCGTCGGAGGCGAACACTATCCACTCTCCGGTAGACCCTGTCACTCCGTTTTTTACTAGTTGGGGGACCCCGATTCGAGTCTCTCGGCTATCTTTTTTAATTAAAACCTCTATCTTGTCTTGAGGATAATTAAGGTTTTTTATTGAAGTTAAAAGTCTCTCCATCCCTTCCGGGCGTTCCCCTAAAGTTGGAATAACGAATGAAATTTTTGGTAAATAGAACTGACCATCCTCAATATATTTTTGGTTAGTTGGACAGAAGGCTATGGCTTTTTTCCAGTGCTCTTCGCTTTTTTGTTTATTGCCTTCCCACCAATAAGCCACATATAAAAACTCGTGAGGCACGTGCTCGTAGTACGGCTGATGATTCGAATAGAATGGGAGTTGAGTGACCGTAAGCGCGGCCTCAGAATAGGCAATCGTCTGCTTATACATTGCCTTAAAAAAGTAATATTCGGCTAGTCTCATCATTGGTTCTCGCCGAGCCTCTTTCTCGAAAGATTTAACCCACCACTCAAAAGCCCTCCCAATGTCTCCTAAATATTTATAACAATCACCGACAAAAAGCATCGACTGAGAAGCCTCAGTCGGCCATCGGTTCATTGAAATATGATTCTCGAGCTCCTTAATAGCTGATCTAAAGCGCCCGGTGTACATCATCTCTCTAGCAAAATAGTGGCTATTTCTGTCATTGTCTGGGTTGTTGTAGCAATCGACGGCAAGTCCTTTTAAGTAACCAGTCCTATTAGTCTTTTCATTTTGATAATGTTCCAAAAGGATTGTGGACTCATCGAGATAGACTTTCTTCGCTTCTCCGACCAGAACCTCGTGGATTATACCTTTCCATTTTAACTTTTTTCTATTGTAAAACTTACAGTGCATAAACTTCACGACAGGGTGACCTAGGTCGTCATGAGAGAAAACAAACTGGTACTCTAGTTGCTCAGCGCCGTCAGCGATAACTTTTTGGACTTTATCCAAATCTAATTTAGTATATATTTCATCACAATCAGGGGTAGCTATGACGTCGTTTGAAGAGAAGTCAGCTATATAATTTCTAGCTGAGGCGAAATCAAAAAGAGACTCACCGTCTTTTACTACCGGGGCGTCTCCATCAACTACGAATTTTTTATTAATTTTTTCGGCTAGTTCTTGGTCTATATTTATCCTGAACTTGTCTCCGACCTCGATGACCTTACATCCTAGGTTGGTAGCGACTTCAGGGGTTTTATCTGTAGACCCAGTGTCTAGAACCAAAATTTCCCCACCTCTAGATTGGAATTCTTTGAGAGAGCCAATCATCCTTGGCAAGGTAGCCTCTTCGTTTCTTGCAATGAGGACTACGGAAAAATTCATTTATTTATCTAAGTCTTCTGCGTCTGCCGGCTCGTTAGTTTCTTCGGCCGTACCTAAACACTCGTCGAGTTCTTCCTGCTGAGCCTTGGCTTCAGCTTCTCTCGCTGCCTGAGACCCACTAACTAAAATTTTAATAAGGTTTTTGTGCTCTTTGATGAAGTCTTTTTCGGTCATTTCTGGAGCCATTTTAGTTCCCTTAACCTTATTTTTTTGAGACTCATTGTACACCTCGGCTATTTTTGCCATAGTTTTATAGGGCGTTTGCCTCGTTAATTGTATTTTGTAACTCAGTTATTTGCGGGTCGAAAGAATCGTTCGTTTTTTGAATCATAGATGCCTTCATTACCACTAGGGCGTCGAGTTTAGCCTGTAAGTCTGCGACCACAAGTTCTCCGTTCACTAAATAATTTTTGCCGTCTACTCCTTTTATTATTGCCATGTTTTTTATTTTTAATTTTAAAATGCTACTGCTCTTACAGCGATTGCTATTGAAAGTGTCCCGGGTGTTCCTCCAGTTTGGAAGGCTGTAATTGTAATATTAGTTGCGTCTTTAGAAACATTCAGAGCATAGTAGTTAGAACTATTCGGACCTAATAATAATGCTCCTACGCCTGGTCCGCTTGAACCGTCACCGAGTCGTCCACTCTGTGCATTATTGAAAGCAATCGATTCTGAAGAATCACCAAAACAAAATATATGTACGTCAACTAATGTCGGAGTCTTCCCCAATCCGTGAGCGATAACAATGGGGGACGAAAAGCTAGTAGTTGCTCCAGTTGTGGAAGAATAAACTGTGGGAGCAGTGGCCGCCCCAGTATATCCGGTCGCTCCTGTGGCACCGATAGACCCGGTATACCCCGTCGCTCCAATCGGACCAGTGTAACCAGTGACCCCGATAGTACCGGTGTATCCTGTGAAACCAGTGTATCCTGTCGGACCAGTCGGACCGGTTGAACCCTGCGGACCGGTATATCCGGTTGGGCCTGTCGGACCTAACGGCCCAGTATATCCAGTAAAATTGCCCGGCCCGGTATAGCCTGTCGGACCAGTGGCTCCAATCGGCCCGGTGTATCCGGTCGCTCCAGTGGAAGCCACAGCTCCCTGTGGGCCAGTATAACCGGTGGCTCCTGTCGGTCCTAACGGTCCAGTATATCCAGTAAAGTTGCCTGCTCCGGTATATCCAGTCGGTCCAGTCGCTCCGGTGGGTCCTAATGGCCCAGTATAGCCGGTGAAATTGCCTGCCCCGGTATAACCTGTAAATCCGGTCGCGCCGATGGGGCCGGTATACCCAGTTGGGCCAGTTGCTCCCTGCGGGCCGGTGTAACCAGTGGCTCCAGTCGGACCAATAGGCCCGGTATAACCAGTTGGGCCAGTTGACCCGGTAGAAGATGCTCCTCCCGACGCTCCAGTATATCCGGTATAACCAGTTGGACCGGTGTAACCTGTAAAGTTTCCGGGACCAGTAAAGCCAGTGTACCCGGTTGGACCAGTGGCTCCTGTCGGTCCTAACGGTCCAGTTGGACCCGTTGGAATATTTATTTTTGAATCAACCCACGCAGAGGTATCGGTATCCCAGACCCAAATAGAGTCTGTTGTACCGACTATTGCAAAATAGCCGGCGGCTCCAGTCGGGTACGCCGCAGCCAATGCCGCGGGGGTTGCGAAAAACCCTAAGTCGTTTGCATCTTTTAATCTATTAGCTAAGTATCCCATATATATTAATTATACTGTACTTTTAATAATCTATCCATGCCGTCTTTTTAGTGGCGGCGTGGGCAAATTACTACCTTTTACGTCTAGAATTTAATCTATAAATTAAGTAGATAACTGCTATTATTAAGATGAGTTCTAATAAGCTCAAAGTTTGCTTGCGTCGCTCCCCCCACCTATTTGCTCTCCAATCTTATCTGTTGTTTTTACAACTACGAATCCGCCAGTTATTGTTGCGATTAAAAGCATTTCTGCCTCTCCAATATATCCCTTTGTTTTAAGATAGATGGAAAATGCACCAATAACCATTGCCCAAAATCGGGTAGAGGTTATAAATTGTAATTTTTCTGGAATCATAAATTTATTTTAAGCTGAATATCGCTGGACCACCTAAAACTAATTCTAAGATGTAAATAACCACAAGGAATATTACTATTCCAAAGATTATTTGCTTGTATGGTTCCACGATTGGTAAAAAGTTTAACAACCATAGAGCGAAACCTACGACCACGAGAAGAATAATTATACTTAAAATTGCGATCATTTGTTTTTTATTTTAATTATAAACTATTTAATTTCGTCCTTGTGGCGAGGGCGACCAGTTTCCCGCCATTCCAAGTTAATACTATCGGGTTTGCCACCTTGTATGCCCACTGAAACTTGCTAACAGCTATTTTCGTCAAAGGTCCGTAATATCCGGTATCTAGCCCTACACTCAAAAATCCTAATTTTATTAGCTTCTGCTGTAAATATTTCACCTCTATATCTTTCATCCCCAGAGAAAGATCTTTAGTAATCGGTGGGATATTTGTCGGTTGGATAGTTTTCGGTTGCACAACTATTTTCATTAACCAGGGCATTGAATAAGTCAGAGGATTTTTAACTAGTCCACCGTTGTAAGTATCAAAAACATAAACAAATTGGTCATCTATTTTATAAACTACCGTGGCATGTTCACAGTTACACATCCCGGAACTGTAGCTAGTCGCTCTTTGCAACGGCGCCTGTCTCAACTGAATCTTGAGAAAGTTTAAATCTGGATGGCAGTCTCCGGTGTTTGCCCATTCGTACTTTACCTCCCAATTAACCTTAGCTAAGTTTTGAAGAGCCTTATCTTTTAGGGCTTGTGGAATTTCTTTATAGTATTCTTCCGGGGTCATATCGGCAGAGAACGGATAATCTTCTTCTAGAAGCCAACCATCATGAGTAATTGAGTAAAGTACGTCCGTAAGTTGCGCTCCCTGCGGAGTAGTCCCGCACATTTTTGCCGTAAACCTGTCGCTTAAGTTCACCTCAATCCCTGTCTGTTGTTTTATTTGGAACTCGATAGTATTGAGAGCCGAAAAAGTAGCACAAGCTTGAGTGGCTGTCTTATTTTTTTGCTGAGCTTCGTACGTAGGTATAAATGGTGTCCAGTCAGGACAATTGTCTTTCCAAACTATACCGGTATCACCGGATGTTCTCCAGTCGGTAGGTTTGATGATGGGTTTTAATACGCCCGTGTTAACTTGATTTTTCATATATTAACATCTGTTAATTGTAAAAAATAGGGTAGGCCACTAGGCGACATTTGACTTGTTGGTCTTAGTCGTGGTCTCGCAACCTACCCATTACTGAGATACTATGTGATGATACCTTTCCAGAAAGTCCTCTTAAGGGCTTCCAGAGCTTCGTGGGGCGTCATATTGCCAAATAGGCGGTGATACAGCTCGTGCATCTTCTCGTCCACCCAGACGATGTTGTGCTTACGACTGTGCCGTCTTCGGCTTCTAGGAATAACGTGATGTTTGTTCATACCATTCCTTCTATGGCACATTGGCTTACTCCTTTCAGCTTTGCCTGTGTTCCATAGCTTCCGCCACAGTATCCTCTGTCACCATTCTGCTTGCAATTTGGTGCAGGTCTCTGTTGGGGCAGTTCTGGAAGTCACAGTAGCAAAGTCCATACTCGCCCCGCTGGTCGCAGGTTTTGACGTCACAAGCGACAAGTCCCAAATCGTGTTTTTGTCCGTCTGTCATTTCGCCTCGCATATTAATCTCCTTTAGTTAGCGGTTAGTAGGGAAAGTGGATTCTGGCTAAATAGCATTGCAGACATCCACGAATCTATGCTGCCTTAACGCCTTTCCCCTATCAACCGCCAACTTTATAAAGAACTAAAAATTCGTTGTATCAATCCCGTTCTTAATTGCTAATGCTATTAAAAGTTTCCATATTTTTCTTTCGTCTTGGTCGTGCAACGCTAATTTGTCGCTGACATCTTTTATGGCAGTTGGTAGGTGATTTGAAACTTGCAACCTAATAAATTCCATATCTTTTTTTAATTCAGCTAAACACACGTCTTGCTGATTGTTTGTCTTACTTAAATCTTTTGCCACTTCGTCTGTGTCATCTTTTCTGTCCTCGTCTCTTATCACAAGTGTTTCTGCTTTTTTTTTGCTATTAAAATAGAGGTAAGCGATAATCACCACTACAAAAAGTGATGAAATCCCATTCTGAAGAAGTATTTGCGTGAAGTCTATCTCTGCCATCTTACTCAGTAAATAATGCCTTAATTCTATTTAATTTATCAATTTGACTCTGTGGAGGTGGTATTTTAGCAGTCAACATCATTTCAACCAATGTCGGGATGAAGGCCTGAGCATAAGTTATTTCCCCTTTGTCATCTGTCATAACCAACACTACGATATTTTTATCTTGAATTTTTATTAATGATTCTGTTTGCATGTTTTTTTGTTTAATTTTAACCTACAAAGCCTATTGCCGTGCTACTTGTTGCTACGGGCACAACTATATAATTACTGTTAATAGTGAAATTGCCCTTAGCATTTAATAATGTGTTAGAGATACTGCCGATTTCTGCCCCACCAAAAACATTCGTACCATTTGGCAACGAACCTGTCTGGAAGTAACCATATAAATTCACTACTCCGTCGAAACCACCAAGTGCCCCACCAAAAATCTGTGCAAATATGTTAGCTGAAGCTCCTGAAACCGTTCCATTTGGAACAAAGTTTTGTAACTGGCCATAGACAGTAAGAACCCCGGTGAAATCTCCAAAACTGAATGATGGCGACGAGCCGCTCTCTACTGCTATACTATGGAAATTACCAGACAGTATCTGGTGCGAATTCCCACTCTGAACGTCTGTGAGCCCTGCAACCGAAGTATAATTCAAATATCCTCCTCCGCCGACATTACCATTTAGAGTCAAAGTACCTCCGATCACGCCGAGGGTTAAGCCAAAATTGCTTGGCGAGCCACCAGCATAATTTACGTTGCCAGTGACATTAATCCCATTAACTCCAATATCGGTATATCCATCCCAACCACTATCACTGATGTCCAGGGAAGCTAAGGTCAACGCTCCTGTCGGGGCAATAGCGCATAGGTTCGTATTTGGAATAACGGTCGAGGTCATTATGACATCGTCGCCGTTTACCGGCACCGTCAGTGTATCCCAGCTTAACGCATCGTTCCAATCGTTTGAATTGGCCCCTGTCCACGTTTTTGTTGGCATTATAAGGTGTAACTAATAGTAATCGTGAGTTTTGTCACTGTTCCAGACATTGCTGAGGAAACATAATGAAGTTCATTTCCAGCAGATAAGGTCCCTCCTGTAACGGTAAGTGTTGTTCTCGTAGTTGAAACAACCGTAGCGGCACATACATCCGAACAACTGGCTCCATTGGAGTCGCATTTGGTAAGCTTTATAGTAATCGATGTTCCGTCTTCGGCTCTCGCGCTTATCGCAGATATTGTAGCTCCAGCTGGAAATGATGTCACTAAAAAATCATCAGACGTTGTCGGATTACTTACTGGTATTGATAAGATTAGAGTGGGATTTGGTCCCGTCGGTCCTGTGGCTCCTGTTGGACCAGATGAGCCGGACGGTCCGGAAGCTCCCGCGGGTCCAGTGTATCCAGTAGGCCCTGTAAATCCTGTTGGACCGGTAGCTCCGGTGTATCCTGTTGACCCTCCACCTCCGGTACTCCCTGGCTTATTAGCTAAATATCCCATAGTTTTATATTATTTATGTTTATTAAGAGGAATTTTTCCGATAACTTGTCTTTTGGCCTCAACCAGCAATCTAGGAAGTTCTGAAATTACCTGGTTTGCCTTAACGACAGTCTCTTCACTTTTCGAAATTATTTCTGAAAACAATCTACTGATTTCCTTGGCAACCCCTTCAATACTGACTACGTTATTCTTGCTTACGTCAGTAACGTGAGCAACAACCTTGTCTAGCAATTCCGCCTTACCGGTTATTTTGTTGAAAATATCAGTTAAAAATAACACATCTGCGGTGAGATCTGCTTTTCTCTGGCATAATTCGAATACCTCTTTTTTGAAATTAGAGACCTCTACCTCGAGAATAGACCTATTTTTAGTTAGCTCGACAACCTCTTTTGATACTTTTTGGGACAACTCAGCATCCATCTCTTTTATCCCGGATATTTTTCCAACTGCTTCTCTCATCCTATTCTCGATTTCAACATTGGACAAAGCCAGACCGCTGTTTTTCTTTTCCAATAATTCATTCTCGGATTTTAGCGCAGCTATCGACGCCAAGAGGGCGTCACGCTGCTCGGCCCACGTTTCTAGTTGCTTTTGTTGCTCTGGGAGTTGTGCCATTTTATTATTTAATATCTAATACTATAGTCGATTGAACCCTTAAAGGTGGACCCAGCTGAAAGTGTAAGAACCAAAGCCTCCCCCGGCTTGCACTGGAATCTTGGGACGCCTGGGTTGCCCGGTTCGTCTGTTAGTGTTATTCCTTGGCCAGCGTCTAGGTCGAACGAGCCCTTAGAAACCGCTCCACAACTCACTGTGAGTGTGCCGTTGACATCCAAGTCTCCCATAATTTCATGGACATAGATATATCCATTAGTTATGGCGGCTATAGCTGTATTGGCTCCCGGGACAGCTATTACCGGAATTGATATTTTGGCCGTGTGCGCGTCGTTTATCATTTTATTTTTTATTTAATTAATTTACCCATCCCTGTCCCCCCGATTTTGTATAGAGACAGGGTGGATAGACTAGTTTAGACTATGACCCAGCACCTGTGGACCACATCCAGCCCCTGAGGTCGGATGCACCCATTTGTGCCAAAGAGTTGAAGTTCAACACTAAATCTTGGTTACCCAATAGATCAACAACAGCAGGTTCTGCCCTTGTTGGTAAGGCTTCGATGTACAAGAAACCAAAATCTTGGTTCATCATATTCGAATCCATCATACCCCACATCAAACCATTCATGGCCAAATTCTCGTATGGAGACAATTCGACTACCTTGAATGTATCTGTAGCTGGAGCGTTATTGAATAAGTTTGTTTGCTGAGGAGCTAATCCTTTATCGATAGTTCCCTTGATTGTCTTAGCAAACTGTGCAGTTGTTGAACCTCTGCGACAAACCAAAGTATCCAATTCAGAAATCAATGGATTTCCTCTTCCATCTTTTTTAACCGACTGTTGTCTCCTTGCGGCTAACAAAGCAGAGTAAGTAAATTGTGGATTGGTTGTTGCGCCATCAACAATAATGTTTGACCAGGCTGCACCTCCGTCTTCTCGAGGGTGAGTCGCTGACCAATATTGTACAGCATCGGCACCAATTGTTGAAATTGGAGTAGGTGTTCCTACTGCATTGATAGGTACCCATGTGAACGATGTTGCTGTTCCTTGAGCTAACAAAGACTGAGCAAGATAGTTTTTTGCATGCTCAATCGCATTTTTTCCTTCGAGAACTTTCTGTTTGACTGAGCTCTTTATTTTAGCGGCTGCCGATTCAAACAAGAAGAAGTTCGATTGGAATGTCAAACGTACCTTTTTGGTAAAGTGCATTTGGACATAATTTTTCGAGAAACCTTGTATTGGGGCATCAGAAACTCCGATACCTCCATCTGGGATTATTTCAGCCATTCCCAATCCTGTTACTCCAATATCTGTATAAATTCTTTCGTTGTTATCCACTTTATACATAAAGTCGAGATACTCGGCTTTTACTGTTGGGGAAACTTTGGGAGCAATGTGCTTCAACACATTGTTTACGATGACCGCATAATCATTAATTGTTCCGAACATGTTTTTGTGTTTATTTAATAATGATTATATAAATGAGACGATTATTTTCTTGTCTGCGGCTGCACCGTATACTCCGACTTGTTTAACAACTCCTACGGCGCTTGTGGTGCCGGTGTTGTTAATAGTATGTGCATTAGCTCCGATGATCATAGCTTGACCGTTATGTGTAGCATCGGAGTTGTTTGTTGAATCTACAACAAAAGTATCGTTCTTTCCTGGGACGATGATTGGTACTATTGTCAAGGCTTCTGCGGCCGCAATCGTTTGGTTACAAATGCCACAAATTGTAGCAATTGTTGAACTGGAAGTTGCGTCAACAGCCAGACCTGCTGTTAGGTCCATTATATAGCCTTTAGTAGTAACAACGCTGGCACCCTTATTCTCTTCCTTGAGAAGTCTGGTGTTCTTCACAACAGCTTGTAATACTTCTGACATTTTTTTTATTATTATTTAGAGCAGTATCCTACTCTGACATAAGTTCGATGGCTTTCTCCTCTGACATCCCAGTAGCGACGAGTTCTTTTATAGAAGCGGCTACTTCTGGGGAGACTTCAGTTTTTGCAATAGTCCCGCCCGGGAACTGCATTGCATTAACTTTCTCCTGAACATTTGCACCCTTCAAAACTCTCTCTTGGATAGTCTCCGATGGTTTAAACATGCTTTCACGAGCGAGTTCTAGAACAGTCATTAATTCTTTACCACTTTTGTTTTGCCAATTATAGTTAGAATCAACGAAGTCAAAGAAAACCTCCCTGGTGTCTTCATCCTTAAATTCAACGTGTCTATCAACGAATTTATCTAAGGTGCTCTTAACTTCCCCGGCTAAGCGTTCTTTTTGGACCATCTCTGCGATGTCCTCCTTAGTCGCTCCTCCAAGTTGTTTAAGACGTTCCCTGTCAGCTTTTAAAAGTTCATCTTCTTCTGCCTTTCCGGCTACCACTTCACTCTTTTGATCGAGTGGGTTAATAAATTTATCAGTTCCATTAAGGTTTTTTAATTGACCCCTGGTCTCCTTAATTTCCTCTGATAATTGTTTACGTTGCTCGTCCGTAACAGCGGCTTTTCTTTTCTTCACCAAATCCATGAGTTCGACTCTTTTTTCATAAACTTCGTCTGATTCGAACTTTCCTTTTTTGTCAGGTTTTCCCGGGGTTGGTAGTTTAAATTCTTCCACTGTTTTCTTACCAGCATCGTCAACTGGAGGGGTGCTGTTGTCCTCCGCCTTAGGAGCCTCCGGAGCGACCTCCTTCTTCTCTTCGGGCTTGACTTCCTCTTTTGGAGAAAGTTCTTTACCAGCTTGGACAGACTTTATCGATTCCGCCAAACTTTTATCAAGTTCAGCATCCTCGGCTACATCTGGCTTTATCACCTCTTCTTGTTTTGTTGGTTCATCCATATATTTACCGCCTTAACGTGGCTTGGACACGATGGTTTTACTATCTTAATTATATAATGTCCTAAAAAAACTTGCAAACTATCTATCGTCAAAGTTACAAAACCTCGGGATCCTTTCTAACTTCATTCTTAACGTGTCTAGGTTTACTGACCCTTCGTTCAAAAAAGATATAGCATGCTTTTGGAAATCACCTTCTAAGGAGTTGTTAGACTCTCCCACAGATTTAGAATATTTTATTGGGACAATTACCAAATAAACCTCCATCCCCACTGCCTTGTAGAACAGAAAATTGTCTAATGGCTTAAATACTTTGTTGAATACTGATAATATATCCTCTCTATCTACTGGAGCCCCGCATGTCTTTTCAAACCCTGGGGCAACGACGCCCTTGTAGAAATAATCTTCTTGTGGGACTTCCTTACCAGAAGAATTTATTAGAACTATTCTCTTTGATGTATTCGGGGTTGTTTTTGCAACAAATACCGGGTCTTTTTTATCAACGCTGTCCGATGACCCCTTACAGAATCTCATATGCGCCCCTAAATTTGTACACTCTTTACCGCACTTCTCGCACTTAACTTTTGGCTTTGTTTCCATATATTTACCGCCTTAACGTGGCTTGGACACGATGGTTTATTTAATTTTATTTTTGCTATCTAACTTTACATTTTTAAAACTCTTGTAAAACGCATTCAAGAATTTTTCTTGCTCCGGACTAACTTTTTTTAGAGCCTCCTCTATATACTCCCTAGTTAAACTAAATACCGGAACATCCATATTTATTTTCGCGATACCGTAAACCTGTTCTATAATAGCAAATTCCAACGGATATGGATGCGCATAATTTATGTTTATTTTAGCCCCCTTTTTCATGTCTTCTGTCAACTCACATTGTAGTTGTCTTCCGACCTCCACAACATCTATTCTGGAAGACTCAACAAAAGTGGCTGATAACACCTCAGAATTTACTCCACCAATAAGCATAGAAGACATTTCGTCGGCGCTGATTTCAAATTCATCACCGGACTTAGTGATAAACTTCATCAGCTTTTTCTCCTTGGCTTCATCAGAATATCCTATCTGAACCGTGTAGTCTTTCTTTTTTAATTCTACTGCTTTCATTGTGTTATTTCTTAGATGTATGCGTACTCCCGTGATAATTTTTTTGACCGGGTGCCGCTTGGGCTTTCCTAGCCAAGTTGCCGATAACTCCTCCCGGAACACCCTTTGCCTTTAACTGCGCTGCTCGACCTCCATGCCCCAAGGTATTGCTTTTACCTTCGAACTTTCCTGTTTTTTTTATTGATGCCATATTATTTTGGTTCGTGTAAAACTCCTTTTCTAATATCTTCTAGATAGTCAACCATGGCCCGGAGCATCGTGCTCTGGGTATCTAGGGTAATCGTATTAACAATCGTTTTCCACTCGCTCTTCTCGTCCACTAATGGAATTTGGGACATAATATCTTTCATTAGTTCTATAATAACGGGCGCGTGTTCGCTTTGAGCGAGGGCTATCTTCTTCTGTATCAAACTTTGGTCTGCCATATTATTTTGAATTATAATTTATATTAAATTTATTCACGTAATCCGGATTCTGATAATTGGCGGAGCCTGGCTTATGGTTAGAGGCTGAAGCAGTCTGTAAAACTCCGGTACCCTTATTATGGAAGTCGGCTATTTGCTGAGGGGTATATCCTTGGGCCGCCATGGCTAACGCACGGTTAGTCATGTACTTATCCTGTAACGCAGGACTATTTTGAAAGTCTTTCGCCGTGACTTCTGGAGACAAGTACCTACCCTTTAAGCGGTTAAAGTCCGCCTCGGTCACCCTGTATGCGCCCATTGCTTGACCATAACCAGGTTTGCCAGATGGCTGAGATGACAAATACGGGTCGCCCCTGACAATGCTTGTCTCGTTGGATTTTATAGCAGAAAGAAACTTAGGAATGTTTATGTTTATGGCCCCAGCTTTATTGGCGTCCTCTAGCGTAGGAGATTGAGCGGTGGGAGCAAAAAAACTACCAATAGATCCCCCCACCTTACCGGCAGTCTTTTTAGCTCCATTTAAAATATCGCTTAATTTATTAGACATATTTTTATTGTCCCGGGAAGAATCCAGAACCATTCCCGGTGAGGCTTGTTACTGCAGCCCTACCAATAGAAGCGTCTATCGCAGAGGTGACTGGGGCCTGTGGTCTAGGGACCTCGTTTGGATTTTGCGGTTGCATTGGATTTGTTCCATCCGGAGACATTTTTTGTCCAGGAGACATGCCGCCATCCCCAGAAGGTGCTGCCCCCCCGCCCGCTTTTGCCTGCATCGCGGTGTTCTGAGCGTCGCGCTTCATTTGTTCTTGTTGCATCTGTTGTTGCATGACCGATGGCTGTTTACCCAAGATAGAGTCATAATCCGCTTTAGAAATATAGTCATAAATATCACCGCCTTGGATATCGAGGAGTTTTTCCAGCGCCATCAGCTGAGAAGCCGCGGCTTCGGGGTCCTGATTCCTCATGGAATAAATCAAAGTAATTTGATTCGTGATGACCGGAAACAAAGCCATAAACGTCTGCTTCTGTATTTCTAACGAGGGCAATAACATAGAATCGGGATCAATAACAAAGTCTATGTAGTCGCTCATGTTCCCGGTGTTCTTCAGTTCGTCCATTAAGCCCTTCGCAGAAATTTGTCTAGTCGGAACATTGTCCATGACCTTCCCCTCTGCCGTAAAATCAAAGTTTAACCTTAAATTTTTAGAAGCGGCAACGGCGTACCCAACAGGCACTCCATTATCATCTAGGACTTCCTGGGACTCTACGAAGTAGTCGGGGTTCTGCTTAGAAAATTCCGCCAACTGATCTTCCGAATCAATCATAAAAATCTTATCAACAGAATATAATTGCTTCATCCAAGTATTCGCGATATGGGCGTCCAACTCTAGACCAGCAATCATGGAGTTCTTTGGAGGAGTTAATCGGTTATACGCGGCCTCCTTCAAGATGACGGTAGAACCCAGAGTCGTCTCAGATTGGGTGCCCGCAACAATATTATTTACTCCAGTATTCTGCTCAATAGCTTCTTTCTGCTTGTCAGCGAATATAATTCCCTGTTGGACGTTACCGGAGGTCTTTATGACGTCGATATCGGTTCCGGGGTGTTTGGGGTTTACGATATTCGGACCTCTCTTGTACGAGGCAGAGCCGTTCTGAACCTGGGCCCCGAATAGCAATGGAAAGATTTCCGCTTCAACTTGCTGGGCGTTCAAAGAATTTATATATGTGAAAATAGCAGTGTTTCCACGCATCATCTCATATAATCCAACCCCGTATGGGTCATTCAAATCTTTTACGAAACACCTGACAGTGACGATGGACCCGTGAGACCCATCGTTCGGGAGTTCTCCATCGTATATGACTTGCTTCCCGCAAGCTACTATATATCGGTTAGACAAATAGTTTTCATAATACCCAATAGTGACGCTAGTGTGCGCCTTCTCGCTATTCTCGTCTTTTGCCTCTTCCGAAACTGAGCAATACTCCAACTTCTTTTTACTTTTCTTGGCGTCAGGGTACATTCTGTAAAATTCTTCCTTGGACAAGTCCCTCTCGTAATACGCCTCCCCCCAAGACCAACAATCTCCATGGTTGAATCCAATACCGAGCCAAGTCCTGCGACAATCCATCGGCTCTCTATATACGTCGTCAAACATTATCTTGGTTACGCCCTTTCTTTGTGTTTGTACTCTGCGCGGGTAAACTCTCCAGGCTGCCCAACCGAAAGTGAATAGGTTTTGATAAGTGAGTCCCAACGTGTTTGCTCCATTCCCTCCCTGCATACTCCAACTTCTCTTCCATAATTCGTATGAAGCCTTGGCGTAAATCTTATTATCGGCGATAACTGTTGCGTCTGGCAACTTCCCGCCTAGGACCGAAGCAGCAATTAAAATTTTAGCAAAGGCAATAGGCTCCTGTGATACGGGAACCCCGGACCTATTCTGGTCCCTATCTGTAAGCTTTTGGGGGTAAACATTGATATCATACGCCCCATTCGCCATTTTATTATAGAAAACCATTGACCCCCACCCAGATTTTTCGTAAAGTTTCTGCCCGAAATTCACGGCAGTATTCATCAAATTTTGTTGGATCTCAGAGGCCAGCGCATCGAACTTTTCTCGATACTGACTCTTCTTCATCTCCTTCTTTTTGTCGGTTAGAAACTTAATAGCATCAGACTTCCCACTTTTTTGCGAAGTCATGTTATCTGTTTCCACGGGAGTCATATTATCTGCCATGTTTTTGTAAAAATATTAGATTATATACACTAATTATCGTTCTTTTGAAAAAAAAATGCAAGTTAGTGATTAA